TGCTCAAATAAGATTATGGTCGCATGATAATTTTGGTGAAGATTTAATTATAAATCCTAGAGATAGTGGTATCTTTTACTGGGATGAATCAAATGGCACTGGTACGGCAGCAGTAAACATAACAACTTTAGCAGGTTCTTCAAACGCTCCTACAGTAGCAAAGCAAGTTTTAGTGTCAGACATTGATAGGCATGTTATTGTTTTTGGAGCAAACACACTAGGAACAACAACACAAGATCCTTTACTTATTCGTTTTGGATCACAAGAATCCATAACAGATTTTACACCAACTGCAACAAATACTGCGGGAGATCTAAGATTAAGTAGCGGGTCTACTTTTGTTCAAGCAGTAGAAACAAAACAACAAGTATTAGTATTTACCGATAGAAGTTTATTTGCAATGAAATTTATCGGGCCTCCATTTACTTTTGGTCTTCAAGAACTATCAAAGAACATTACAATAGCAAGTCCAAAAGCAGCAGTTGCCGTGGAGGATGCAGTTTTTTGGATGGGTAAAGATAATTTTTATGTGTATGCTGGTCAGACAGCGCAGATACCTTGCACAGTTAGAGACAAAGTATTCCTTGATTTTAATTTAACACAAGCAGATAAAATCATTTCAGGCGTAAATTCAAAATGGGGTGAGGTATGGTGGTTTTATGCCTCTGCTAGTTCAGATGAAAACGACAAATATGTTATTTATAATTACTTAGAAAAAACATGGTACTACGGATCATTGTCTAGGACTGCATGGCATGACAGAGGAATTAGGCAATTTCCTATTGCCGCGGGTTCTTCTTATTTATATGAACATGAGAATGGGAATGATGATGACGGATCTGCCATGACATCCTCCGTTGAATCAAGCCAGATTGATATGGGTGATGGCTATCAATTTACTTTTATAAATCAGATAATACCAGACATAACTTTCCAAGGCTCGACTTCGACTAGTGGTAATCCAAATGCAACCTTTACTTTACAAGCAAGAACAGGACCTGGCAGTGTTTATGGGACTAATTCTGGAGGGACTTCGACAAGAACTGCGACATCTCCAGTAGAACAATTTACGGATTTTATAAACGTAAGATTAAGAGGTAGATCTTTTAACATGAAACTAGAGTCCACAGATCAAGGAGTTGCTTGGAAACTGGGAACGCCTAGAGTTGATCTTAGACCAGATGGAAGAAGATAATGTTTGTAAATGCAATACCACAGTATATACAGAACCTAACAAATGCAAAGTTAGATTTATCATCAACTAACATTACTACCTTATATACTGCTCCTAGTGGAGCAGACTTCAATGCTTCTATAGTAAGTTCAATATTAGTGTCGAATGATTCTGGAAGTTCTGATACAATAACTTTGACTGTTACAAACGGCAGTGATGTATTTAGCTTATTTCAAGTAAAAG